TGGCAATGACTGGAACACCAGGCGGCAAAAAATTAGTTAGCACACCTGACAGTCGAGAGCCTGCTTTTGTAGATACAAAAAGTCCCGTAACAGCATTCAAAGGCTACCCACGGTAGTATAATAACTACATATATTAGTGATCCAGGCTAAGTAATTGCATGGTTAAAACAGAAACAGCTCTAGTCAAGACTCCCTACAGCAAGATCACCTACACACAGCAACAGATTGACGAGTTTGTTGCCTGTGCTGATCCTGTGACCGGTCCGCAGTACTTTTTAGACAACTTCTTCTACATACAGCATCCTACCCGCGGACGCATGCTGTATCATCCGTTTGATTATCAAAAACGTCTGATTGACGTATACCATAACTATCGCTACAGCATAAGCATGATGCCCAGACAGACTGGAAAATCGACCACAGCGGCTGGTTACCTGTTGTGGTATGCCATGTTTGTGCCAGATTCAACAATTCTGGTGGCAGCACACAAGTACACAGGCTCACAGGAAATCATGCAGCGTGTTCGCTATGCTTATGAATCAGTGCCAGATCATATCAGAGCCGGTGCCACCAACTACAACAAGGGCTCAATAGAATTTGATAATGGAAGTCGCATAGTTTCGGCAACCACAACTGAAAACACCGGTCGAGGCATGAGTATCTCGCTCTTGTACGCAGACGAATTTGCGTTCGTTCGGCCCACCATTGCCACAGAATTCTGGACCAGTATTAGCCCCACACTTGCCACTGGTGGTAAAGCCATTATTACATCAACGCCCAACAGTGACGAAGATCAGTTTGCGTTACTGTGGAAAGGTGCCAACCGGTGCGAAGATGAATACGGCAATCCTACACAGGTGGGACAAAACGGGTTCAAGGCATATCGCAGCTTTTGGAACGAACATCCAGACCGGGACAATGCTTGGGCACAACAGCAACGAGCAGCCTTGGGTGTAGATCGCTTCCGTAGAGAAATGGACTGCGAATTCCTTATAGCCGATGAGACTCTCATTGCTCCGGCCAAGTTGATTGACCTAGCAGGTCAGGAACCCCTGTATAAAACTGGCGAAGTACGCTGGTATAAAAAGCCTCAGTCGGGCAGGATATATGTGGTAGGGCTTGATCCCAGTCTGGGTACCGGTGGTGATCCTGCTGCTATACAGGTGTTCGAAGCCAACACAACACAACAGGTGGCTGAATGGCGTCACAACAGAACTGATATCCCAACCCAAATTCGAATCATGGCTGACATTATTCGTCACGTAAATGATGTAGTCCGAGACCCTAAAAGCATTTACTACAGTGTAGAAAACAACAGCATAGGCGAAGCTGCCTTGATCAGCATTACAGAATACGGCGAAGAAAACATACAGGGCTATTTCCTCAGCGAAAGCGGCAAGACTCGCAAGGGATTCAACACATCAAACAAACCCAAACTGGCAGCATGTGCCAAGTTCAAACACCTGGTTGAAAGTCGCAGAATGACAATCAGCAGTGCCAGTCTAATATCAGAAATGAAAAACTTTGTAGCACACGGTGTCAGCTATGCTGCCAAACCAGGTGAAACAGATGACTTGATCATGGCCACCTTGTTGGTGGTACGCATGCTGCAGGTGTTGCAGAGCTATCACGGCGAGCTTGACACACAGATGCGTGATCACCAGGACAGCATCATACCACCTCTTCCGTTCGTTATGACTATGTAATATAAATACATGATGGAAAACACCGCACAAAACCAACTATACGATCTGTTAGTGACCAGAGATTTTGACCCTGAAATGAAAGATGCTCAGGGTAAAGATGTGTCAGATCCTGCAGAAGCAGACATGTTTACCTTTGATTGGAAAACACCCAACAAAAACTACGGCACAGTGGTAATCTTGATTGGTCAAGACAGAAATGTCAAGATATTTTTTGGTGATAATCTGGGCCGCACCATGGAAAGAGAAGACAAAAGTTCCTGGTATGATTTCCTCAATCATCTCAAACAGTTTAGTGTACGCAACAACTTGATGAATTTTGAAATAGAAAATATCAATCGATTAAAGTACAACATGCAGGGTATGGCTGCTATCCGGGAAGGCCTGTTTGAAGGCTACTACGGTACCCGAAAGGTCAGCTACAGCGATCAACCCAAACAGACACGTCTGGTGATCAAACACAATCGTACCTTGGGCGAAGATGACGCACGTTTTCGTTATGTAGAAAACCTGTATGTGGAAACCAGTGATGATCAACGATTTAGATTGCCATTTACAAACCTGATTGGCGGCCGTGCCATGGCTCGCCATGTGAGTGAAGGCGGCACTCCCTATGACACATTTGGCCAGCACATCAGTGAAATAGTGAAAGAAATGAATATCTTGAATAAGTTTGTGCGTGCCAGCAAAACCAAACAGTTCGATACAGCAGCAGCAGACTTGGCCGAAACAGCAGTGCGTCATTATCAAGATCTCAAGGCCAAGGCCAAACGCATGATCAGTCAGCGTGGATATCTGGAAGAACTCCAGGCCTTTGATCCTGCTGAAATCACAGATTCGGATGCCCTGGCAGAAGACATTCGCAACATGTTTATTGAACAGAGTCTGGATGCCAGAATTGAAGCTGCCATTCCTGTGTTGGCTCGATTGTCCAGACCAAGAGACAAAGACATGCAAGAAATTACAGAATTTGAATCTTGGGCTGAATCTGTAACCGAAGGCACCTGGGCCATTCCGGACACAGCACAAACCAAAAAACAATTGCAACAGCTGATGGCAAAAGAATTGCCAGTGGGTCCGGACGCAACAAACGCCACTGAACAGTTGTATGATGTGCTGGGAGATGATGAACTGTATGACCAGTTGATTGACTTGTCTACTCAGGATCCAGACGCAGATGCCAGACCCTTGATCCAGGCCAGACTGGCAGAATTGGGAATCACAATTGAAATGCCAGCTGAACCTGTGCTGGCTCCGGCTGCTGCTGAGCCACCTGGTGCACAAACTCCTCCACCAGAACCTGTACAGGCCGAAAACCTAGATGTGGATGGAGTCATGATGACCAAGCCCAGTAACATGAGTTCTGAAAGCGTCGAACGCATTTTGCGATTGGCACAATTGATAAAATAAATTAGCCTTTTAAGTTGCAATGATAAATACTTTCACGTATAATCAGTGTTGTTATACGTTTGTATATACATCTTAAATCAACTTAAAAAGGCAACTTATCATGGCATCATTAGCAGACATCAGAGCAAGACTACAGGCAGCAGATTCAAACAAGGGTGGTCAATCCACAGGCGGTGGCGATAATGCAATTTATCCTCACTGGAACATGGAAGAAGGTGCATCAGCACTGTTACGTTTCCTTCCAGACGCAAACAACAAAAACACATTTTTCTGGGTTGAACGAGCAATGATTCGTTTGCCCTTCAACGGCGTCAAAGGTGAGATGGACACCAAACAAGTGCAAGTGCAAGTACCTTGCGTAGAGATGTGGGGCGAAGCTTGTCCTATTTTGGCAGAAGTGCGTACCTGGTTCAAGGACAAGAGTCTGGAAGACATGGGTCGCAAGTACTGGAAGAAACGCAGCTACGTGTTTCAAGGCTTTGTTCGCGAAAATCCAATCTCTGAGGACAAGACACCAGAAAACCCAATCCGACGCTTTATTATTGGTCCACAGATCTTTGCCACCATCAAGTCAGCCTTGATGGATCCTGAACTTGAGGAATTGCCAACAGACATGTTGCGTGGTCTGGACTTCCGCATTGCTAAAACCAGCAAGGGTGGATATGCTGACTACAACACATCAAAGTGGTCACGCAAAGAAACAGCACTGACCGAAGCTGAACAGTCGGCTGTTGATAAACACGGCCTGTTTGATCTTTCAACATTTATGCCTAAAAAGCCAACAGACGTTGAGCTCCGTGTCATGAAAGAAATGTTCGAAGCGTCGGTTGATGGTCAACCATATGACACAGAGCGTTGGGGTCAGTATTTCCGTCCAGCCGGCGTACAAGCACCTGCAGGATCGTCGGCACCGGCTGCATCTACGCAGGCAGCCAAGCCAGCACCAGCAGCAGATGACAACGTTCCATTTGACGCAGACGAACCAGCGGCAGCAGCCGTTCCTGTAGCAGAAAACAAACCTGCTGCAATGAATGCCGAAGATATTTTGGCAAAGATTCGCGCACGTCAAAACAAGTAATACTAAGTAGTCTTGGGTACTGAAGTCTTCAGTACCCAATTTAACCGTAACATTCCACACATCACATGTATTCAGTTTATCAGCACTGGGATCCTCTACAAGTTTGCTTAGTAGGCAAAACTTATCCTCCTGAATTTTATTCATGGATCAAGGATTCATCAACACGACAAAAATTTGAAAAACTAGCTGAGGAAACCGAAGAAGATTATCAAGGGCTTATTCAATTATTAGAAGGAAAATTTAATGTAAAAATAATGCGTCCTGAATTTCCAGAAGATTTAAATGATCTTTATATTGGCAACAAATGGGTACAACCGCCAACTGCTCCTAGAGATTATTTTTTAATGATCCAAGATAAATTCTGGATTCCTAAAATTCCTAATGCTAGTCATGCTTGGTCAGTATTTTATCGACAAAATAAATTATCTTGGTGGAATGATTTTGTTCGTCCAGATGATTTTTATTCTGCCATGCCTGAATTTGCAGACGACATTAGAACTAAGTTTTCAAAGTTCAAGAAAAACGATCAGCAACATTTGGATGCCAAACTAAAATTTTATGAACATGTGTACACCGATGTACACTCAAATGGTAATGAAATTGTTTATACTGACTTAGATTTTATCAACGGTTGTTTTGTTAGTCGCATTGGTAATGACTTATATTTTGCTACACAGACATACCACGACGATAAACAAGGAATTTTAAATCAAGTTAATCAACTATTTCCTACTACAAATAATCGAATAGTTAATTCTGGTGGACACGGTGATGCAGTATATTGCCCAGTAACACCGGGATTAATTATTAGTTTGAATGATGTTCCCACTTACGCAGATACTTTTCCGGGATGGGAAGTTGTATATTTGCCGCCCAGTAACTACGAACACATGAGAGAGTTTGAGTGGAGCATGAAACGCAACAAAGGACGTTGGTTCATGCCCGGTTTTGAACAAGACAATAATCTGATCAACATGGTAGATCATTACTTCGACGAATGGGTTGGCCAGGTGTCAGAGACAGTATTTGATGTTAATATTCTTATTGTTGATCCTAAAAATATTGTTGTAAGTGCGCACAATGACTTGGTCGAAGCTGCATGTGCAAGACACGGCATTGAAGTACATATAGTACCATTTAGACACAAATACTTTTGGGATTGTGGCATACATTGTGTTACAAATGATATTTCAAGACTCGGACAGATGGGAAACTTTTTTTAATGTTTCGTTTACATATTAACGATTCTTTTGAGCAGCTAGAAAAATCTATTCCAGACGAAATTTTTTTCCCTGACACATTAGGCGGGTTCGATGTAAATTTACAGAATCAATATTTGTTAACACTGAACAATATTGCGCAAAAACAAAATAAAGTTGTCAAGGTTTACATCAGCTATCCGGTAGACAATTCCATACAAAAATTTTATCCTAATCTAAAGTTAACGTTTGAGTCAATCGAAGATTTTTTAAAATTGTTTAATCAACTACACGATTACAAAATACATCCTGACGTAAATATTAAAAATTTTGTTTGCAGCTTTAACGGTACAGATCATGTGGGACGTCAGCTGTTAGTTGTTGCATTGAATCAATTTGGATATTTTAATCCTGCATATTGTAGCAAGAACTTTACAATCACAGCCGATCAAATTGATGGACATATTGTTAATTATGTACATGAACGTGATCGTTTTTATCAAAAATTTTTTATAAATCACAATAGTGACAATTTTTTCGAAAACATTTACAGTTTTGGACATGTAAGATTTAATCATGCAAAGAATATTCATAACCTTGAAGACAAATTAACACAAAGTTTTTTACACATTGTAAGCGAATCATTGGCCACTAGTTATTATCCGTTTGTCTCAGAAAAGTTTTTATATAGTGTTGTGACTCGCGGATTGTTTTTGTCCTACGCTCAGCCTGGCTGGCACAACTATCTAGAAAATCACTATGGTTTTAAAAAATATTCAAAATTATTTGATTATAAATTTGACACTATTACAAATCCGGTCGAACGTCTGATTGAACTGATGTCTATGATTTCAAAATTCAGCAGGCTGTCATCGGACGATTGGCAAGACCTATATTTGTTAGAGCAATACACCATTGAATATAATTACGATCATTACATGTCCAACAACTATTTAAAATACATCTATGCAATAAACATTGACAATATTCAAACAATATTGTAAACTTAGATATCAATTATTAATAAGGAAAATCATGACAAAACCATTTGATGTATCAAAATTTAGAAAAGACATTACCAAATCAATTGATGGATTAAGCATTGGCTTTAACGATCCAACAGATTGGATTTCGACAGGCAACTTTGCCTTAAACTATCTTATCAGCGGCGACTTTAACAAAGGTGTCCCCTTGGGTAAAGTAACAGTATTTGCAGGTGAATCAGGTGCAGGTAAAAGTTACTTCTGTAGTGGTAACATTATTAAAAATGCACAAGCTCAAGGCATCTTTGTTATACTAGTTGATAGTGAAAATGCACTTGATGAATCATGGATGCAGGCACTGGGTGTGGATACCAGTCCAGACAAGTTGCTCAAGTTGTCAATGTCCATGATCGACGATGTGGCCAAAACCATTGCCACATTCATGGGTGACTACAAGGCCCTGCCCGATGGAGAACGTCCAAAAGTCTTGTTTGTTA